TCCCAGGACCAGGCGACCGCGCCCGAGGAGACGCCGTTCCACACGTCGCCGGTGGCGACGACCGTGCGGGCGGCCTCGCGGATCTGGTTCCGCGATCCGTTCGCCGTGATGATGACCGTCGGGTCCAGCTGGAACGGGACCAGGTAGCCGCCGGCGGTGTCGGTCAGCGACATGGCCCGCTCGAGGGCCTTCTGCTCCTCGGGGGCGATCATGTGCCCGCGGCCGGAGGCGACCTTGGCCCAGGCCCGCAGGTACTCCGGGCTCGAGGTGGCCAGGCACAGCTTGGCGATGCGGGAGTCCGCGTCGTCCCACCGCTCGATGATGGCCGTACCGGCGGCACGCACAGCGTCGTTGGCGCCGGCCATCTTCTCCACGGCCGACAGCGCGCGGGACCGCAGCTCCTGGGCGACCTCGCCCTTGGAACGGCCGAACGTGCGCACCTCGGACAGGTCCCACGGGTTGCGGAACCGGCGGTCCTCCACGCTGTCGGGGTTGAGGATCGGGTCGGCGTCGTAGCCGGAGCCGACCGAGGTGCCCGGCGTGATGGCGACGGCCGCGGGCGGGCGGCCCACGGAGGTGGCTGCGGAGCGGACCCGCTCCAGCGCCGCGTCGCGCTCGAGCTTGCGACGGTGTGCGTCGACCTCGCCGAACTCACGGGTCAGCTCGTCGAACTGCTGCTCGTCTTCCTGCGTGAGTTCGTTCTTCTCGCCGAGCCGCTCGAGTTCGGTGGTGATGTCCTGCAGGCGGATCTTCGCCTGGGAGTGCGAGAGCTTCATGCTCAGATGTCCTTGTCTTCGATGGACGCCAGGTGCGTCTTCATGAACGCGAGCCGCTCGGTGATCTCGGAGCGGAGACCCTGGCTCGTCGAGGGCGGCGACGGGTGCCCATCGGAGGGCGGCGCGTCGGTGGCGCTGGGAGTCGGCGGGTGGCCTTCGTCGGCCGGCGCGCCGGTCGTGCTTGCGGGGTCCGGGTGCCCAGGGGTGGGCGGCGCGGCCTCGCGGGTCTGGGGGGCCGCCTGCTCGTACAGCAGGGCGGCGGCGACCTCGCGGCGCAGCTGCGGGTCGTCGGGCACCTGGGGTGCCGTGGTCGCAGCGTCGCGCGCCAGCGAGGCGCGGATCTGGCGGGTCAGGTGGTCGTCGTGGATGAGACCGGCGGCCATGTCCCGAGCCCGGACGGACACGCTGGTGCCCACGTAGGCCGGGAACACGACCGGGCCGAGCTCGCGGCACTTGAGCTCGATCAGCTCGCGCTGCAGCGGTCCGCGATCGCCTGGCATCCACAGCAAGTCGTAGACCTCTTCGGGCTTGACCACCTTGCCGTTGACGTCGCGCCACTCCTCGCGGACGACCTCGAACCGGAACGACATGCCGTTCACGGTCTGCTCGGCGATCGCGTCGCGGATGGGCTGCATCAGCCAGTTGTCGGTGATGCGTCCCTCGACGAAGAGACCTTGCTCGTCCTCGCGGAGGTCGCTGATGGCCCCGATCGGAATCGACCCGATCAACGGGTGCCGGCCGTGGTCGAACTGCATGACCGGTGTGTTCTCGCGGATCGTCTTCCGGAAGGCGCCCTTGCGGATCGTCTCCGTGAAGGCCCCCTCCCACGAGTTGATCTCGGTGGGCTCACCGAAGATGGCGGCGTATCCGGACAGGGTCCGGCCGTCGCCCCCCTCTTCGCCCTCGGCGCGGACCAGCTGGAAAGGCGCCGACCGCTCGAGTTCACGGGCGACGGACTGCATGACGGGCATCTCAGGCCCCTCCCTCGATGGGTCGGATTGCGTCCTGGAGAGCAGCGGCCAGAGCCCGCACGCGGGCCTGCGGCGGGGCGCCCTCGCCGGGGCGCTGCAGCTGCACGGAGAACAGACCGGTGTGGACCAACAGCGTCCAGTCCGAGGACGTCACCGCGGCCATCACGGACTCCGGGGTGTACCCAGCGTCGACGAGCGTGCGGATCGTGCGCGACTGCACGCCCTGGATCTCGGCGGCGTCCCGCGCGTCCTCACGCAGGAACGGCACGTCGCGCGCGTCGTACCAGAGCCGCACCGCCCCGGAGCGGTTGCCGCCGGGCGGCTGGACCAGGCGGCCGAAGGACCCAGCGGCGTTCTGCCACAGCGGGTGGATCGTGCCGTCCGCGAAGCGTCGGCGGGCCTGGCCATAGTTGGAGTACGTCGCGGCCTGCAGGCCCTCGGACAGGCCCACGATGATCGGCGGTACGCCGGCGGCGGCCGCGATGCGCGTCTCGCCGGCGCCCTGGACCTTCGCGAAGTCGAGTTGCTGGAGGTCTGCGCCGACGACCGTGACATCCGCGCCGCCGCCGAGATACAGCGTCTTGTAGGCGTTCTCGACGCCGCGGTGGTTGGCCTCCATCTTGGCCTTGAACTTCGCGAAGGCCTCGGGCGAGACTTCACGCGCCAGGCGCACGACCATGTTCGGCGTGGCCGCGTTCTCGAGGTACTTCTGCTTGTGCCGCGCCATGAGGCCGTCGTTCTGCGTCTCCCGGATCACCGGCGTCAGCCACGACATCCCCCGGTACGTCGCCATCGGATCCGGTACCGGCGCGAAGTGCGCCACCTCGTCCGCCAGCAGCGGCACCGGCTCCTCACCCGGCTCCTGGTAGACGTAACCCAGCTTGCGCCAGCCCAGTACGCCACCGCGCAGCATGCGGCGCTCCATGACGATGGACGTCCAGTCCGGGCGCAGCCGCACCAGCTCGTTGTCCGCGCCCGTCCAGTAGCTGTTACCCGCAAGGTCGGCGTCCTGGATCACCCGCGACAGCAGATCCTGCGTCGTGCCGCCCATCCACGGCTCCTCGAGGAGCCGCAGATCCATCGACCCGAACATCTCCGACGGTGTGCCGTTGTTGAGGCGCTGCCAGATGAACCGCGGCGCGGAGAACACCATCTGCCGGGCCACCATGCACGCCCAGATCACCGGGTTCGTCGCGAACAGCTGCGCGTAGCCGGGCAGGTCCCCGGGCGCCTTCTCCGCGGCCTCGCCCGGCTGCGTCTGGGTGATCCCCAGAGCCGACCAGCCGCCGTACCCCAAGGCCTCCTGCAGCGCCAGGGCGTAGTCGTCGATCGTGCCGATGCCCCGGGACTCTTCGCGGGGGCGGCCACGTACAGCCCGCCACAGGCTCGTCACCGGCCATCACCTCCGTCCCGGTCGAGCAGGTCGACGTCCGTCAGGATCAGGAAGTAGAGGACCAGCAGGATTCCCCCGACCATGAGGCCGGCCGCGAGGTCGATGCCGCGCCACACACCCGCGGTGATCAGAGCGCCGCCTGTCAGCACGCCCGCCCGGGCGCGTCCCGCCGGCGTCATCCGAACTCGGCCCACGGCTCCACCTCCTCCTCCGGTTCTTCCAGCTCCACCGACAGGCCCCACTTGGCGAGCGTCGCGGCCACGAGGGGGCTGATGTCCACGCCCACGCCTCGGCGGGCCCACGCCCACGCGTCGCCCAGCTCGCGCTTCCTGGCGCCCGCCAGGGCCGTTGAGAGCGGAGCGTTGTCGAGGTGCACGATCCGCCCGGACGCCACCGCGTCGTAGAACTGACCGGTGGCTGCGGCGACGTCGCGAGCTTTGGTCTGCACGACCGGCACGATCGGCCCGCGTTCCTCGTCCAGATACGCCGGATCGCCGTCCTGGTCCTCGTCGTCGTCCGGCGTCAGCGCGGTCACCAGATCACCGATGAGCGATCCAGCTGCCCCACCCGGGTCCACCACCCAGCAGCGGGGATTCCACTTCTCCGTCAACGTCTTGGCCCGCTCAACCACCCAGTCGGTGCCCGGGCGGTTCTCGACGACCTCGACGTGTACGGCGTTGCCGTTCCGGCCGGCCACGCAGATGCTCGCGTGGCTGCGCTCCGGTGTGACGTCCAGTGCGAACGCCACCGGGTCCTCCGGCTGGCTGTTCTCGTCCACCAGGGCTTCCCAGGCCTCCCGGCCGATGACGGCCCAGGCGTCGCTCTCGTCCGATGGGTACTCGCCCACGCCGAGCCGCTCCCGTGCGTATCCCGACTTGCTGAGCGTCGACCGCTCGTTGCGGACCTTCTCCAGCGTCAGCCGGTAGCCGACCCCGGGATTGGACTTCAGTACTGCCTCATCCGAGTCGGCATCGTCGTGCGCGGTGCAGTCCTTCGGGCACTCGTCCACGTGCGGGTCAGCAGACCACTCGAAGTAGGCCAAGGAGGGATCAGGCTTGCTGGTCTCGACAGCCGCCAGCGCCCGGCGCCGCAGCCGGGCCAACTGAACCGACGGCCCGCCGATGCCGGCCGACCCCAGGTACCAGATCTGCGGGTCGGCGATGGCTGCCATCGTCGGCAGCAGCGCGTCCATCGCCTCGTCGCCCAGGATCATGTCCTCGTCGAGGATGTTGCAGTCGCCGGTGAAGCCACGGCCGCTGCCCTTGCTGCGGGCGATGAACCGCAGCTCCTGCCCCGAGTGCAGCTCGATCGCCTCGTCGCCCACCGTCTTGCGGTAGATCTTGACCCGTTTATGCAGGTCAGGGCATCGGCGGATGAGCCGCTCGATCCGCTTGTACGCGTTCTTCGCGGTCTTGAACTCGTGCGCGCTGTGCAGGATGAGCTGCTCGCCGCCGATGAACAGACCCCAGAGCTCACGGGCCTCGATGATCGCGCCCTTCCCGTTCTGGCGCGGCACGTTGATTGCCACCTCGAACGAGGCCCAGCTGCCGTCCGGCTTCTCGCCCATCCCTACGCGCAGCACGTGCTGCTGCCACGGGTCGAGTTGCAGGCCGGCCCGGGCCGCGAGGTCGATGGCCTCTTGGCCCGCGGTGGTCACCGACAGTGGCGCCGTTTCGATGGGGGGCTGCTGCCAGCCGTACACCCTGCCGTCGTCACTCACTGGCGGCTTGCTGTTGGGCCGCTGCGCGGCGCTTCTCTCGCTGGCGACTGATGTCATCGACGGTGTCCCCCTCCTCGCCGATCGGGGCCAGGGCCCGGAGCTCCTTCATGACCGCGCGCAGCTCACGGGCTGCAACTGCCTTGGCGGTGGGGGCCTTGGCGGAGGTGTCGACGGCGCGGGCGAGGCTGAGTGCGAGGGCGGTCATGCCGGGGGCGAGGTCCTCGACGTTGAGGCTCGCGATCTCGTTCTTGATCGCGGTGGCGACGGCTCCCAAGATCATCACCGCCCGTCACGCTCAGTGATGTCAC